GGCCGAGAAGTACGCCTTCACGGATGTACTCGCCAAGCTCTTCGGCGACCGCCCTCAAGCCTATGTGCGTGCGGACGGCATCGGCGTCATCCCCGTGATGGGGGTCATCGGCAAGGGCGTCTCGCCCTTGGAGCGGATGATGGGCGCCGCCGACATCGACCAGATTTCCGCCGACATCGACGCGATGGAAGCCGACCCTGCGGTCAAGCGGATTGCCTTCCACGTCATCTCCCCCGGCGGTACGGTGACGGGCGTGCCCGAACTCGCCTCCAAGATGCGCCGCATCAGCAAGCCGACCCGCTCCTTCGGCGAGGAAGCCAACAGCGCCGCCCTATGGATCGCGGCGGCTGCGGACAGTTTCGTGGCTCTGCCTTCTGGCTCCATCGGTTCCGTGGGCGTCTACATGGTCATCCCAGATTACAGCCAAGCCTACGCCGACGCGGGCGTGCGGATGGTGGTCATCAAGTCCAGCCGCTCCCCTCTGAAGGGCGCCGGCATCGAAGGCACGTCCCTTACGGCCGAGCAGATTGCCGACCTCCAGAAGCAAGTCGACGCCATCGACGAGGACTTCATCGAGTCCATCAAGATGACCCGCGTGAACGCCAAGGACGCCGCCTTCACGGGTGGTTCCTTCTCTGGCAAGGAAGCCGCGAAGCTTGGTCTTGTGACCGGGCTTGCCGACTCCCTTGAGGAAGCCCTCAAGACTTGGGCTTAACCCCTCGTTTTATTCCAAACAAAGCAATTACAAGATGACCATCGAAGAACAGCTCTCGACCGTTGAAACGCTCGCCCAGGCGTTGACCGCCGAACGCGACGACCTCCGCTCCACCGTGGAGAAACTCACCGTCGGCGCCGCTGACGAACTGACCTCCGTGAAGGCCGAAGTCGTCACCAAGGACGCCCGCATCTCCGAGCTGACCGTGGCCTTTGAGGCCGCCACCGCCGAGATCGCAACGCTCAAGGCTTTGGTCTCCGACCTCGAGGCCTCCAAGGTCTCCGCTTCCAAGGAAGCCGCCAACATCGTCGCCAAGACCGGCTCGCAGCCCGTCCTTGCGGAACAGCCCGCCGTGCAGACCGAGAAGTCGGTCGAGCAAATCCGCGAGGAGTACTCGACGATGAAGCCCAGCGCCGAACGCGTCGCCTTCCTCAAGAAGCATCAAGCGGCCATCCTCTACGGCCGCACCAAATAATTTCCCTTCACCCCTAAATACTAAAACACACCTATGGCTAATTCTGGTTTCGACCTCGCTCCGGCCGCTCTCGCCGACATCATCGTCGCCGACGTCCGCCCGAAGCTCCCCATGCTCGACGTCTTCACGACCCTCGCGCAGTCCCCTACCGATCGCGGTATCTCCATCGACGTCCCGTTCGTCGCTGGTGACGACGCCATCGTCTTCGACAAGGCTTCCGGCGGCTACCACCAGACCGGTGACGCCGACATGACCAAGGCCACCGTCAACCTCGTCCACTACCATGCGACCCGCTCGTTCGACGCGCAGGAACTCGCCGCTTGGGGCCCGGAAGGCGTCATCAACGCTTTCAAGGAAGAAGTCCAGGCCAAGATCGTGAAGAAGGTCAACGCCGCCGTTGCCGCCCTCGTCACGAACGCCAACTACTCCAGCAACGTGGTCATCGCCGCCGCCGACTTCGACTACAATGACGTGGTCGACCTCGACATCGCCCTCGACGACCTCCTCGCCCCTGAGCAGCGCGGTCTCGTCCTCAACTCCTCCTACATCGGCGCTCTCCGTAAGGACGCCAAGCTGACCTCCGCGTTCAACACGCAGGGCGACAACAGCGTGGTCCGCACCGGCATCGTCGGCAACATCGGCACCCTGCAGATCATGCAGTACGCTGGTCTCCCTGCCAACGGCGAAAACCTCGTCGGCTTCGCGGCCGCCAAGGACGCCATCGCCATCGGCACCGGCTCGGTCTGGTCCGCCGGCACGAACTCGGCCGTCGCTACCATGGGTGGTCTCTCCATCCTGGTCGAGTCCGAGTACACGGGCGGCATCCTCTACTTGACCGCCGCAGTTCGCTTCGGTGCCGCCAAGGGCCGTTCGAACCTCAAGCGTATCAAGAGCGCGTAAGCGGTGCGGCCTTAGCCGCATAAACGAGACCCCCTTGGGCAACCTTGGGGGTCTTTTGTTTTTCTACCAAATCGGGCAAAGGTGATGAGCCTCTACGGAAACGAGTTTTTGGACGACGCGAAGGAGATGATTGCCGACTTCGGCGTGGCTGGTTCCGCCAACTCGGGGGCCATCACCTTCCAATGCCTCATTTCCGACCCCGCTGTCCAGACCGTCCTTGAGGCAGGGGGGTATATGGAGCGGACCCAGTACACGGTAAGGGTGCCAGCCGTAACGGCCTCCTGGAGCCTCCCAGACGGCTCTAATGGGGCATCGGCGGCCCTACTCTCGGGTGGGGTGCCCATCGCCTCCTTGGGCCAAGGGAAGAAAATCGTAGCCGGCGGGAAGACGGTCCGCATCACGACCCAGACCTACAAGCCCGCGTCGGCTTGGATCACGCTCGTCGTCATCGACGACAACCAATAGCCCGTGGGAGTAACTCACGCGACAGTAGCCAGTTTCAATTCAGCCCTCTCATCCTTGGCCAAAGAGGTGGGCTGGACCATTGAATACGCATCCCTCCGCGAGGCCGCTTTGATGTGCCGGGATGCCATCGTCTTCACCCCTCCCTTTGCGGACGGGGGTGGCAAGGGCGAGACCAAGCAAGCCGAGCTTGTCGGCAAGGCCGCCGTCAAGAGGGACATCAACTCCCTGTTCGTAGCCCAAAACGACAAGTCCCGCGTCACGGGGTCCATGCACCTCAAAAACCTGCAATATAACGCAGGGACGAGGAACTTCGCGAACTTCACGAAGGCACGCAACGCCGCCCGCCTGTCCGGCATCGATTTCGTGAGCGGCATCCTCAACAAGATCGTGAAGGACTCGGACGACCAGCGTGCCTTCGCCAAGGCCACGAACTATTTCGGCGCCTCATCGGTCAAGCAAGACTATGAGTTGGTCCAGGACTTGGAGCCAATCCATCGTCGGCTCAAGATTACCAACCGACAAGGTAAGACAAAAATCATCAAGAACCAAGGCGCCTATGGCACCAACAAGTTCTTGGTCCAGTCCAAGACCCAGCTGAACGCCTACATCAAGAAGGAGCAGGACCGAGTCGGCAAACTGAAGTCTGGCTGGTGGAACGCCATGCAAAGCCTTCCCAAGCCCAAGAAGAAGGGGGTCGACCAGACCTTCGGGCGCAAGGGCGTCGCGTCCTACGTCAAGAAGTTCTCCGGCAACGTCATTCAAAGCGTCAAGACCAGCCCGACCGCCGTGGACATCCGCGTGGGCAACCTAATCGGCGACAACGACAACAAGGCGACCAACAACAACGTCCTGCAGCTTGTCTATGGAAACGCCGTTCAACGCATTCAACTCGACCTGGAGAGGTTCCTCCAGCGAGATGTCCGCAGCTTCAACAGCGGCCAAATCCGCTAAATCTTTATGGGCACCAAATCCATCCGCCACATCGTAGAGTCCACCCTTGCGACCTACCTCTCGACCCAAACGGGGCTGACCTCGGTCACCTTCCTCACGGGCGACAGCGCCGTCACCCAGACCCAGCCCAAGGCCGTCGTCCTTTGCGACTCCGCCCGCCCGCCGGCGAGCCTACAAGAGGGGGAGGGGAACTATGACTGCTCGGTCCGCATCACCCTTTTCTCCAACGCCGACGACACGACCCTCGCCGATCACCGTGCCCGCTGCGCCGCCTTGGTCGGGAATATGCGTGACTTGACCAGCATCAAGGCCGCCTTCGTCTCCGGCGGGGACGCAACTTGCTACGACGTCAGCATCCTCTCCGAGGACGAGGGCATCGACGAGCGGTCCTGGGCGACCTCCTTCGCCTTCTCGGTCTGGACCTGTCTGGCCCCGTAATTATTCCAAAACGGGCAAAGACAAATGGCCGCCGTATCTAATGGAATTACTTGCCTCTTCGGTGTCGCTGGTACCGTCAGCAATTTGTTCGTCCAGTCCTACTCGGTCAGCTCGACCTTTAACCTCTCCGCCACGGTCGCAGACGAGACGGGCGTGACCAAGACGACCCGCTTCGACGACCGCAAGACCGAGATCACGGTCGACGGCATCTGCAAGACCTCAGCCGTTCCTACCCTCGGTGCTGACTTGGTTTTCACGCTCAATGCGGCATCAGCCTACTCGGGCGGCTCGACGGCAACGGTGTCTTACGAAGGCACGATCACCGGGATTTCCGAGAAGGGTTCCAATAAGGACTTCACTTCGGTCTCGGTTACGGCGATTTGCTACGAGCAGGTTGACGTTACGCCTCCTACCTAATTGACCCAGCGGACGGCAGGGGCATAGTCCAGGAATGGACGACCGCTTCCTCTCTGCCTTCATCGACCCGGCGCCCTTCAAGCTGCTGGGTCGTTCGCTTTATCCGTGGTGCCTCAAGTACCGCGTGCGACTGATGGCCTTTAAGTCGCCCCTAATCACGGGCGAGCGCGGCATCACCCCAGCCGACCTAATCTTCGCCTGTCAAGTATGCGCCGAGGAACCGCTTGGGGAGATTGGTTGGCTCGACAAGCTGCGCATCCTCAGCCTCAACCGCAACCCCTCCAAGTTTGAGGCTTTGGTCAAGGCCTTCTCGGGCTACGCCCTAATCCACGATTGGCCCAAGTTTTGGGAGCAGAACGGGAAGAAAAGCGGCGGGGACAACGGCGTCCCGTGGCCCTTGGCTATTGTCGCCAACCTGATCGCGTCGGGCATCGAGGAGAAGCGGGCGTGGGAAATGCCGGAGTGCCAAGCCATCTGGCTGAACTCGGCCCTGGCAATCCGCAAGGGGGCGGAGGTCAAAATAATGACCCCAGAGGAGGAGGCCTACATGGAAGCCGAGAGGGCCGCGTCTGCTTCCAATCCGGCAAAGGAGAAGACCGACTGACATGGCCCAATCCTTAGAAGTAAACATCAAGACCACCTCCGACGTCCCGCAGGCGATGGACAAGGCCAAGTCGGCCACCGTCTCCTTCGGAAAACAGGTCGAGGATATCCAGAAGAAGTTCAGCACCGCGTTTAAGGACATCTTCCTCGGCTTCACCGCCCCGATGGTCCTGCTTCAATCCGCGATCAGTTACATCAGCGCCGCGATGGCCGAGGCCCGTCAGAACGCCAAGGAAGGTATCGACCTAATCTCTCAAGGGAAGACTGCATATGCGTCTGCCGAAGAAGCCAGAGCGGCTGCTTTCTTCAAGCGGAAGAAGGAACTCGATGACGAACGCAAATTGGTCGAGGCCGGTCGTGCTGAAATCACGCGTCAAATCCTCGCCAACGAAGGAGGGCAGTTCAAGGACTTCAACCTTCCCGAACAGTACGTCCGCAAACTCCGCGAAGGCAGCGTCACGATGGAAGGCCTTGCCAAGGACAAGGAAGTGCAACGCATGGCAGTTGAGTATTTCACCAACACGGACGAAGGAAGACGACTTTCTGAGTCTCTTGGAGTTGGAGTTAAGGCAGAACCAACACCAACCACTCCGACCGGCTTCAAGGGCCCCGAAGGTTTCGGCAACGTCGTCGGCGTCGGCGCAAACCCGGTGATGGAGGCCATGACCCTGCAGCTTGAAGAGTCCCGCAAGCAGACCCAACTCCTTGAGGAAATCCGTAACGGAAACGGCGGCGGCGTCCCGACCGACTTCACCAAACCCCAACCACTCAACGCCGCTTCACGAAGTGGCAGCATCTAATTTCCAATGGCAATCGTCATCAACGGCGACGACTTAGTCGCCCCCATCCTCCAATCGGGCTGGACCGTTGTCTCTGACGGCTTCGGTCTCAGCACTTCCGTTTCCGTCTTCAAGGGCGACACGACCACCGACGTCGACGCCTTCCTCGTCAAGGGAACAGCCCATCCAGACGAGGCATATGGCTACCTCAAACTCGACAAGTGGCGCATCAGCTGGGACTCCCTGGACATCTGCACGATCACGGTGGACTACGTAGGCATCGAGCCGGGCTCTGGCGAAGACCCCGCCACGATGACCAAGCCGAACATCTCATCGGCCAACGGCCTTACGAGCGAGCCCATCACCTCGCACCCTGCCTTTTTCACCAACCCTTCTGGCTCTGGCTACGCCGGTGACATCGCAGGCGCTGGACCTTATACCCAAAGCAGCACGGGCCCGATGGTGATGTCGAAGACGACCCCATCCAAGCCCGAACGCTCCTACATGGGTGCCAACGGTGCTTGCTTTGAGTCCGCGAACGGCGGCCGCTTCATCGGCTTCGTCGACCCGACCTACCCAAGCCTCTACGGCAAGACGAACTATCTCGCCACGACGACCTCATACTCGGGCATCATCTACAGTTCAACACTCTCAAACGTCCAAGCGCTGCTCGCCCTGCTCAATACGGCTACATCGACGGACTCTTGGGGTGTCTTCCAGCTCCTTCCCGCTTGGGCTCCTACCGGAACGGTCTCGGGCGTTGGCCACGTCAATCTCCTGTCGCAAGTCAACGTTCAGGAGTTCGGCTCACTCTACAAAATCAACTACGAGATCCGCTACGCCAAGAACGGCTGGGACGCCTTCGTCTACGTCAACCTTGCCCCTCCTTCGTAATGAGCCTACAACCAGGAGTCGGTTATTCTTTCTCCGCGTCGAGTCACGGTACCACGCTGGAGGTCAATCCAGTCTGGTCTCAGTTGGTTCCTAATTCCTTTGGTACCATCCCGGATGGTGGCGACGGCGGTGGCGACCAAGTCCCGCCGAACAAGGTCATCTTCTCGAAGATGCGGGTCATCTGTCGGACGGCGACCAATTCCTTTCTCAGTTGCTTGCGCGAATATAATATGGTTGGAATGGCGGTCTATCCCACGGGCTCCAAGACGGCGGCCACGACGGCCAACACCGACCTCCTTGACGATGGGGCGACCTTCACCCTCGTCCCTCCGAGCGGTGGGGCCACGACCAAGGAGTACGCCTTTTGCGTCATCCTCAACCATTACAACATCGCCAGTGGCGTCCTCTCTGCCGGCGTGCCTTATGCGGCCTTGATGGAGGTGGGCGGGGATGCCTACACGAAGACGACCCCTTGGGGTAATGAGACACAATGCGATCTGCAGACTTGGACAAACGCCTTCCAGATTGCCCCCGTCTCAATCTCCATCCCTGAAGCCCCATTTGAGGTGAACGGGAACCTTGAGATTGGACAGGTAAACAAGCTGAAGAACTACAACTGCCAGCGCCTCCGCATCGCCACCGTGTACTGGGACAATACGAACAGCAAATGGGTGCTGACCCAGCACCTCCTCGGCCCAATCACCATCCCCTTCAATATCTTCTACGAGGGGCCCTACCGCTGGGAAGATGACGGCTTCACCCCGCCTTCATGGTGGACGACCCCCGACTACGAGACCGAGCAAATCGCTTGGGAGGGCAACTACTCGGACTCTACCAAGTGGTCCGGAGGCCTTAACCCGACCCAATCCATCTCGGTCTGACCCCCCCTTCCAATCCCAGCAACATTAAGACCCGATGACCTGCTCGACCTCAGTCACCTTCAAACGTGGAACGACCTTCGCGGGGACCGTCACCTATACCCCCGAGACGGGTGGCCCTGCCAACCTCCTGACGACCACGGTCACCTCGTCCATCATCGACGCCGCCAATCAGGTCTACCCATGCACGATCACGATGGCGGTGGACGGCCTTTCCTTCGTGGCCTCCTACAGCCCGACCGCCAACTGGTCGCTCGGCTCGGCCCGCTGGGACATCAAGTTCGCCTACGGCACGACGGTCTTCTACTCGGAGACCATGCGCCTCAACGTCATCGACCAAGTCACCGTCTAACCAATGCCCATCTCCATCTCTTCGCAAGTCC